TTTAAGGATTTTACTACTGCAATATGGAATCTAGATTACAAAACTGGGCGTGGTATGTATCTTATGGGGTAATTGGCCCACAGGTAGAAACAACCTGTCGCTCGTTTGAGAAAAATTACATTCCTGAACTTGGCAATCTGTATGCAGAGCCAGAGCCGCATTACGAGCCTGATAGCGTAGACGGTGATTTAATAGAGCAAGCAATTAAGGGTTTACCCCAAAATTTACGCCAAGCGCTTAAACTTAGATATGTAAGCCATCCATACGCATCCATTAACCAGCTTGCTAATGCAGCGAGAACGACAGTACATAGAATAGAAGCAGATTTACTAAATGCAAAAAAACGACTCCAGCACGAACTGGACAGAAAAGCCAAGTCAAATCACTATAAGAGCTTGCTCAAGGTGCAAGATCAGCAAATCGACTAGGGATGGCGCAATGGAGGTATATGGCAATGGTATGTACCAACGCTTTATCTGCCTGTCTTGTAGGATTGTAAAAACACATTTATAATTGTGCTAGGAAACCTTTGCCCAAATTTTGCGAGAGCTTAAATGAACCCTGAGAAAACTACGATTATGATCGGTCTGCTGGGCGATAAGCCTAAGATGGGCATGAAAGAAGAAGGTGGCCTGTTGGCTGAGGACAAAAGCTCCTGCCCATTATCTACAATGGATGCCGACATCAATAAAGGCAACATGAAAAAGGCTGTTTTAACGGCTGATTATGGCTCTAAAAAGGATGGCGAAGGCAAGTGCAAGGCTTGTGAATACTTCAATACCGAGCTTACCGACTGTGGCGTTCCCAAGGGTAAAGGCCATTGCGACATATTTGATTTTGTTTGCGACTCAGAGAACGGTTGTATGGCCTGGGAAGCTATGGGCGAAGATGACATGGAAATGGAGTACGAAAATTGAAAACAGGACTTTACGCTAATATCCACGCTAAACGCAAGCGCATCGCTGAAGGCTCAGGCGAAAAAATGAACAAAGTAGGCAGCAAAGCAGCGCCTAGCGCAAAAGACTTCAAAGCCGCAGCCAAGACAGCAAAGCCTAAGAAAAAGTGAGATTAGGGGTAATAATCCCATATCGAGATAGAGAGCAGCATCTAGCTAAGATGTTGCCTCATACAGTTAGTTTTTTCCGCAGAAACACCAATATAGAGCCTTTATTCTGCATAGCAGAGCAGGTAGACGATAGCCCATTTAATCGTGGCGCAATCGTAAATCATGCCTACGCAGCTATCGCTGGAATGGTGGATTATGTCTGTTTCCACGATGTAGACTATATGCCCATGTGGGCAGATTACTCAGAGCCTAGTTTGCCAAGCCGCATTATTTGGCATGGCATGGACACAAGACCAGTAGGACACGGCACAGATCGAGCAGTAAAAGCCCAGCGTTACGGTCTGGCGGCAGTAGCGTTAATGAAGAAGTGGCACTTTGAATCCTGTAACGGCTACTCCAATACTTATTGGGGATGGGGCTACGAGGACACAGACCTCGCTAAGAGGCTTGAATCTGTTGGTCTGCCACTAGGGTATAGGGATGGTACTTTTATCGCCTTAGATCACGATTCAAACGGTTATGACGCCAACGGTGAAACCGAGGCAAGTAAGGCAAACGCTAAACGCTTTGAGTCTAGGGTTTACCCTGACATGGTAGATGGACTGGCAACGCTAAACGCAGATGTTGTAGAAATACAACAACACATGGCTAGAGGGCTGGCAGAAGGCGAAGAAGCTCCGTTAATTTGGTGTAAATACGATCTAAAGGAAATGTATGAAAATGTCTAAGTCAGAAAAGAAAATCGGCAAAGTAATGGGCGAGTACAAAGCCGGAAAGCTAAAGTCTAGCTCTGGCAAGAAAGTTAGCAATCCTAAACAAGCCATTGCCATTGCAATGTCGGAGGCTGGCAAGTCAATGCGAGTCAAGAAGTGAAAATACGAGAGGCTGCTGGCATCCTAGAGCGCATGGGCGTTGCTGGATACAATAAGCCTAAGCGCACACCTAACCATCCTACTAAAAGCCATGTTGTTGTGGCTAAAGAAGGCGAGAAAGTAAAAACGATCCGTTTCGGTCAGCAGGGTGTAAGCGGTAGCCCAGCCAAAGAAGGCGAATCAATGGCTAACAAAGCCAGGCGCAAGAGTTTTAAAGCAAGACACGCTAAGAACATAGCTAAAGGCAAGATGAGCGCAGCGTTCTGGGCCAATAAGGAAAAATGGTAGAGTTCACCAGCATAAACCCATCAGAAAGCGATAACGGTGATTATGTAGCCGCAGTAAGCAATGCGGTTAATAATTACGAGGCTTTTTTACAGTTTAAGCGGCATCCGGCATACGCTGGAGTCCTAGAACACGCATCCTACAAGCAGGGCGCAATGTGCCTAGAAGCAATAAACAGGCAATCGCCAGAGATGCTGCAAGATGTAGAGAAGTACCAAGAAAACGATTTAATTGGTGGCTCATCGCCAAACGAATACCCAATAGGTATGCTTAGTCCATCTACATTGCGGTACATGAAGGTAGCAAGCGACATCAAGATATTGTTTGGAAATGTAGATAAGGTAGCAGAGATAGGCATAGGGTATGGCGGTCAGATGCTAGTGCTAGACCGCACGATCCAAATGAAGGAATACCATTTATTTGATCTACAGCCTGTACTGCGCCTAGCAGAAAAGTACCTAGAGCATCACATCCTAAACGCATCCTACAAAACCACTACGCTAAACCAGCATAGAGGCGATGACGAATACGATTTGATTGTTAGCAATTATGCGTACTCAGAGCTGCCAAGAGAACTAGAGATAAAGTACATAGAGAAAGTGCTAAGTAAGGCTAAACGAGGCTATCTGACAATGAATAGCGGATTGCCTAATAGCTGCTTTACCAAGAACAAATTAACGCTGGATGAGTTAAAAGAACTATTGCCTAAGTTTGAGGTGATAGAGGAATACCCTAATACATTCCCAAACAACTACATAATTGTATGGGGACATAAACTGTTGTAGAATAGCAACATCATCAACCATCAACCCAAAGGGAATGGCATGGAAAGTTCTACAGAAAACAAAGAATTAGCAATCGCCTCGAATAATCGTGGTGGTCAGCCAGGCAATCAGAACGGCAAGAAGGGTAAGTTGTTCTACAACCAGCTACGAGTAGCCTTGGTTCAAGAGGATAGCCGTAAATTACGCACCATTGCACAAAAGCTAGTAGATGCTGCCGAGCAGGGTGAGCCTTGGGCGATTAAGGAAGTGATTGACAGGGTAGACGGCAAGGCAGTACAAGCTACAGAGATTAGCGGTGTAGATGGCGAGGCTATCGAACTAAAGCAGATTGAGTTCATTATCAAGCGCCCAGAGTGATCGAAGCAGAAGAAAAACTAAGTCTTGAAATACCAGAGAAGCTAGAGTGCTTGCTGGAGGACTACCGTTTTAAAGTCGTTTACGGTGGGCGTGGCTCATCTAAGTCTTGGACAGTAGCTAGGGTATTGCTTGCTATAGGCCGCAGAAAGAAGATTAGGGTCTTATGCGCTCGTGAGTTTCAGAACTCCATTAGTGATTCGGTACACGCTCTGCTTGCAGATCAGATCAAGTCGCTAGGCTTAGAGGACTTCTACACAGTACAGAATACAAGTATTTTTGGTAGGAATGGCACAGAGTTCCTATTTGCAGGCTTAAAGCACAACATTACTAAGATTAAGTCGTTTGAAGGTGTAGATGTCTGCTGGGTAGAAGAAGCGCAGACTACCAGTAAGTCTAGCTGGGATACGCTGATTCCTACAATTCGTAAGGAAAACTCAGAAATATGGATTACATTTAATCCTGAGCTAGATACAGACGAAACCTATAAACGGTTTGTAGTCATGCCGCCAAAGTCGGCAAAGGTAGTAAAAGTAAACTGGTCGGACAATCCTTGGTTTCCTAAAGTTCTTCAAGACGAAAAAGAGGACTTGAAAGAACGAGATATGGACTCATATCTTAATGTATGGGAAGGCAATACAAGGCAAGTCCTAGATGGCGCTGTGTACGCTAACGAGCTACGCAAGGCGCAAGAAGAAGATCGGATCAGAGATATACAAGTAGATAAGGCTATCCCTGTATCTACATTCTGGGACTTAGGCTGGGCAGACAATACAAGTATTTGGTTCGTACAGACTGTGCCTGGCGGTGAGGTACGAGTTATTGACTTCTATCAAGACAATCAGAAAACCATAGATCATTATGTAAATATCCTTCAAAACAAGGGATATACATATAGGGATCATTGGCTGCCGCATGACGCAGAGCATAAGAATATGACTGGTCGCAGCACAAAAGAGATTATTGAGAACATGGGGCTGCCGGTACGCATTACCCCTAAACTGTCTATTGCAGACGGCATAAACGCAGCTAGAATGTTGATGAATCGGTGTTACTTCGATACCAACCGATGCGCTGAGGGATTGCAGGCTTTACGGCACTACAGATACGCAGTAGACCCAGATACAAAGATGTTTAGTGATAAACCCTTACATGACCAACATTCCCACGCAGCAGACGCATGGAGATATGTTGCCGTAGGACTGGATGAGAAGCCCGATATGTGGGACAGGCCATTACAGATTAACGCAAAGTGGATAGTTTAAATATGGATGACAACAAGCTAAAAGGTATTCTAGATGCAGAGATTGATAACTCAATCGGCTATGTAGATACCGAAACAACAGAAGCTCGTAGAAAGGCGCTGACCTACTACAATCGTGAGCCATACGGCAACGAGGTGGAAGGCCGCTCATCCATTGTTACTGGTGAAGTAGCTGAGGTAGTAGATGGTGCGTTGCCACAACTATTGCGTATCTTTACCCAATCAGACGAGTTATGCCGCTTTGAGCCTAAAGGCCCAGGCGATGAGGAAGGCGCTAAACAAGCTACGGAATACTGCAATCTAGTCTTTTTCCAAGACAATGATGGCGTAATCCTAATGCACAACTGGTTTAAAGATGCTCTCTTGCAAAAGAACGGTATCGTCAAATACTGGTGGGAAGATAGCGCAGACCCAACCAAAGAGAAGTACAAAGACCTATCAGCCGAGGAGTTGCAGCTATTGTTCTCCGATGGCACGATGGAACTGGTTAGCCAGGACATGAAGGAAGTATCGCCAGAGGTTCTTGATCCGATTAGCGGCATGATTATCCCTGCGACATTCTCTTACGATGTAGTGGTAATGAAAAAGAAAGAGTCTGGCCGAGTTAAGGTAAGCAATGTGCCGCCAGAGGAGTTCTTGATCTCTAAGCGTGATAAGACGATTAAAGATGCACGATTTGTAGCACATCGAGTAAACATGACTCGCTCAGATCTGATTGCTGCTGGCTACGATAAAGACATTGTAGATAACCTGCCTGCTTACTCAGACCTGACTTACACGCCTGAGCGCATTGCTCGATTTGATCGTGGCGAGATGCCGGATGAGTCCCAGTCTTTAGACTTCTCTATGCAAGACATTGAAGTATTTGAGTGCTACATCCGCACCGATTACGATGAGGATGGCATTGCCGAGTTGCGTAAGATTACTTATGCTGGCTCAGAGATCCTAGACAACGAAGAAGTAGATCACATTCCGTTTGCGAGTGTTTGCCCAATCCCAATGCCCCATAAATTCTTTGGGCAGAGTTTGGCTGACCGCAGCATGGACATTCAGTTGATTAAGTCTACGATTACCCGTCAGATTCTTGACAATATGTACCTAACCAATATGCCTCGTATGACGGCTATTGATGGTCAAGTAAACATGGATGACCTGCTAACCGTTGCTCCTAATGGAGTAGTACGTATGAAATCGCAGGGCGCAGTACAAGCCTTGACCGTACCA